TATATAGTAAGTTTGAATAAACAGAAGAAATGGTATATCGTATGAATGAGGTTGCCTCGGGTGGTGTCACAGAAGACATTATCGAGTCACTTGTTGACGAGTTCGAATTTCCACGTCGGTCCGTTACGGCAAAGGTCCGTAAGCTTGGATATGACGTACCCAAGAAGCCAGGTGCGGCTCCAGTCTTTTCTGCGGATGAGACAGAAGCTCTTGCTAAACTTCTTGAAGAGAACAGCGGTTCTCATACTGCTGATGAAATTTCAGCATCTTTCGCAGATGCTAAATTTACTGCTAGGCAGATTAATGGTAAGGCACTCTCATTAGAGATGACTTCACATATTAAACCCGCCGAAAAGAAGGTAACTCCAAAGACTTATACTGATGAAGAAGAGGCAACTATTTCTAAAATGGTTGAATCCAGTTCTTATCTTGAAGATATTGCAGAAGCAGTTGGTAAGTCGGTTAACTCAGTACGTGGTAAGCTTTTAAGCATGGGTCTTAAAGCTGAACAGAAAAATCGAAAGGCAACTAAGTCTGATCCTTATGAAGGAATTGATGAAATGCTCGATCAATCAGTTGAAGAGTTGGCTACTAATTTTGATAAAACAGTTCGTGGAGTTAAGACTGTTCTTACACGCCGTGGCCTAGCTTGTTCTGATTACACGCCTAAGAGTGCGGAAGCTTAATCCAAGGACGCTATGACTAATAGCATGAAGTTACAGAGTAAAAATATTTATTCTGTAACTTCTTACCTTTATGCATCATGAAGTATTAAATCTATATGAACTGAAAGACGATATTTTAGAAAATATTTTATCACTTGAAGAAAAAGAAAAAACACTTTATATACATCAATTAATTGAAAAATTTTTTCCGACAGTAATTGCAAATTCTGATCAATATGGAGATTTACAATTAAGTTATCGATCCAGTTTTAAATTAGAAAAACTTTTTAGATCTGACCCACTTTTCCATGAAACGTTTACTTTAGTGTATACGCAAACTGGATTAGTGCGTGATGCTATAAATGATATGTATTTTACAGATGATCATTTAATTACTCATTAGGCATAAATCATTTCAATTAAATATTTACAGAAAGTCTTAGATTTGTTATAATAATCTAAGACTTTTTTTATATAAAGAAAACAAAAAATTATGGCACAATCAATAGAAAATTTAGAGACAAAAATTAGACAAGCTATTTGGATGCAAAAAGTGGGTAAAACTAAAAAAGCTATTTGTGAACATTTAGGTATTGCTTATAATACAAAACGTCTTGATACTATTATTCAAGATTTTAAAGACAAACAAATTAGACAAGCAGAGTTAAAGAAAAACGCGCGATCCAAACCTTTATCTAAAGCAATTAAAGAAACTATTATTAACTCTTATCAAAACGGTGAGAGTCAAAATGCTATTGCTAAACAACTATATCTAACCCCTCAAAGAATTAAAAATGTTCTTATTGAAAAAGGTATTCCTATTCGAGCAAGGAAGAAAAAAGGACAAGCAAATGTAAATCATGTTATTCAAGATTTAGATATAAAATTTACTAAAAATGATAAAGTATTTATTCCTGTTATTAATAGTTTTGCTAAAGTAAAAGAAGTTTGGGACGAAGATTGGGTTGAAGAACATAGACAGCCTAAAAGAAGAAGATATGTAGAACTTCATTCACTCGCAGAGACTCGTAAAAAGCATGGTCAAGAGTTTGAAGGTAAAGAAGATGTTCATTGGAATATTTATTGGCAATATGATGACGGCTCAGAATGGAAAGAAATGGCAATTAAATCTAAAATTGAAGAAGTGGAAACAGTTATCGAAGAAACAGGGCGAGAATATTATAGCGTATATGTAGAAGGTGATTATCAATATTTTAGAACAGAAACAAGAAATAATCTATATCCAGTAAGAAGCAATATATGAGTTTAGATTTACAAAAAGTAACTATTAGAAGATTATTAGAGACACAAAATCATGATTTATATTCAAAATTAGTAGCACCATATTTTAGTGGAGCTAACTCTATTGTATACAATAAAATTCAAAGTTTTTATAAAGCAAATATGAGAATACCATCTTTAGAAGAATTTTTAATTTTAAAAAAAGATATTTCTACTCAAGAATATACAGAAACAGAAATTTATTCTGAAGATAATATAAATAATAGTATTGCAAATGAATTTTTAATTTCTCAATTACAAGATTTTTATATTAGAGAAGAAACTATAGGTTTTTTAGATAAATTTATTGATGATTTAGATAATTTAGAAAAAGTAGAAATTGTTGATAAATTTCAAAATCATTTATTAAATCTAAATAAAGCAATACCAATTTCAGATGAATTATATGATGTCGCAGAACTTAGCTTATTTTCTGATGATGATAATTTTACCATTTATCCTTCAGGACTTAGTGCAGAATATGATGCAGTTAATGGAGGATTTACTTCACAAGAATTAGTATTACTTGGTGGACGAAGAGGTAGTGGTAAATCTATTATTAGTGTTAATATGGCTATTAATAGGTTTTTACAAGGAAATACAGTAGCATTTTTTACAATTGAAATGCGATATAAAGAAGTTTATGATAGAATTTTAAGTATTACTAGTAAAGTTCCTTTTTTAAATATTTTTAGAAATAAATTATCAGAAACAGAAAAATTATCTATTGTAAAAGCTAAAATAGATATATTTTATAAATCAAATGAAGAATTAACCAAAAAATATAATGAATTACTAAAAGAAAAAGATTTTATAAAATTTGAACATTACTTAAAATTAGAAAAACCAGAATTAAAAGATAATCGATTATTTATTATTGATGACGAATCTTTAACAATAAATAGAATAGATCATTATTGTAATATGTTTGAACATAAATATCCTAAATTTAATATGGCAATTGTAGATTATATTAATATTATTAGTCACGAAGATTCTAAAGATTGGAAAACACAAATAATTTTAGCAGAAGCATTAAAAAGTATAAGTAGAAAATATGATTTAACTGTCTTAAGTCCTTATCAAATAGATGCAACAGGTGAAGCTAGATTTTCTAAAGGTATTTTAGATGCTGCAGATCGTGGCTTTAATTTTTTTCCAGCAGAACAAGGGGAAGATAGACAACAATCAAATAAAATTACACTTCATACAACTAAAATGAGAAACGGTAAACATATGAGTTTTGATGTGTATATGGATTGGGAATGTGTTAGGATTGATCCAAATATTGGTAAAATTAGCTCTGAAAAGCCTCATGATGCAGTATTATACGGCACAGATAATGAAAAGGATAAAGATATATAATGGATTTATTAGAAACTTTAGATCAAAAAGGAATATATTATAAAAAAACTAATAATCCCACAGAAATATTAATATCGTGTACAAGTGGATTACATGAAGATTCAAATCCTAGTTTACAGTATAATTTAGATAGTAATATATTTCATTGTTGGGCTTGTGATTTTTCTGGTGGTTCATCTAAATTTTTATCATCTATAGGAATTATAACAAAACTTCCATTAGAAAGTAAACAACCATATAAAATTAGAAAATTAAGAGAAAAACTTAATCAAAAAATAGAATATGGTAATTTTAGTATGCCTAAAAATTTTCGTTCTATACAAGATTCATATAGAAATATTACAGTTGATATTCTAAAATTTTTTAATGCATTTTATACTACAGAGTATGGTTTTGAAGATTATATTTGCATTCCAATTAAACAATTTGGTAAACTAAGATTTATAGAAGGAAGAAACAGATTTAACAATGATAAACCAAAATATTATCGACAACCTACAAACGCTCAAATAAGTGATGTATTATTTCCAATAGATAAAATTAAAAATAAAAATCATCTAATACTTGTTGAAGGTTTATTTGATGTAATTAATATGTGGAATTTAGGTTATGAAAATGCTGTTTGTATATTTGGGACAGCAAATTTTAATACAAAAAAAGTAGAGTTATTAGAAAAACTTGGAGTTATAAAAATAAGTATATTAATGGATGGTGATGATGCAGGACGTAGAGCAGCTCAAAGAATAAAAAACTTAGTTGAAAAAGTGGATATTCAATCTAAGATTATAAATTTACCATATGGAAAAGATCCTGGTGATCTATTGCAAACAGAAATTAAATTTTTATTAGAGGAGATAAATTAATGACTTATAAAAAATGGGAGTGTATAGCCTGTGGTTATATCTATGATGAAGAACTTGGGGATGAAGAAGAAGGATTTCCACCAGGTACCAGATTTGATGATATTCGTGATGATTGGTATTGCCCAGATTGTGGAGCTTCCAAAGAAATGTTTGTGGAAATGAAATGATAGAAACTTGCTTTATATTTGCGTCAAAAGCAGAAAAAACTTCTGATTCAATAATTAAAAAATATATTCCTAATTCAATTGAAAATTATGATATTCATTTTTTATGTTCAGATAATAAAGAAAAAATATTAAAAAAAGATATTGATATGGATATGTCTATATTAGATAATTATAAATTAATTTGTCCTATTGGTGCAGAATCCTTAAAATATGTAACAGGAATTACTGGAATTACAAAATATAATGGTGTACATTTAGAGAAAAAATATCTTCCAATAATGAATCCTAATTTAATTATATTTAAACCTCAATATGAAGATGAAATCATTAAAGCTTTTAATAAGATTCCTGATATTTTAGCAGGAGAAGATTTTGGAAAAACAATAGAAAAATATTATAAAATTATTGATAATGAATATGATTATGCAATGTATCTTCCAAAATTAATAGAAGCTGATACTATTGTAGTTGATATTGAAACATCTAGTCTTTCTCCTAGAACAGGACATGTACTTGGTATAGCTTTAAGTACACAAATAAATGAAGGTATATATGTATTAACTGACGTAATTGAAGCATCTTTCGATGAAGAATCTGATGAGTGTGAACTTCACAAAATATTTAGAAATACTCATTGTGTTTTTCACAATGCAAAATTTGATATTGCTTATTTGAAATATCACTATGGTTTTGAATTTCCTAGTTTTGATGATACAATGCTTTTACATTATTGTTTAGAAGAATCTGTTGGAACTCATGGATTAAAACCATTAGCATTACGATTTACAGATTTAGGTGATTATGAACGGGAGCTTGATGATTACAAAAAAGCATTTGCTCGTAAAAATAAAATAAAATTAGAAGATTTTAACTATGGAATGTTACCTGTTGATATTCTTGGACCTTATGCGTGTAAAGATGCAGATGCAACATTTCAATTACATAAAAAATTTAAACCAATAGTTGAAAATAATCAAAGATTTAATAAATTATATAATGAAATATTAATTCCTGCAACTCATGCATTAATGACCCTTGAAGATAATGGTGGACCTATTGATGTAGATGCATTAATATCTCTTGATGAAAATTATGCTATTGATATTGAAGAATGTGAAAACGAAATTTTTCTACATAAAGCAGTTAAAAGATTTGAAAGAGTTTATGAAAAAACTTTCAATCCTAATAGTACTATGCAACTTAAAGATTTATTTTTTACTATTTTAAAATTAAAACCTACGAAAAAAACTGCAACAGGTGCATGGTCTGTAGATAAAGAAGTTTTACAAGAATTAAAACATCCTTTAGCAGAGGCAGTTCTTGATTTAAGAGAAAAAAATAAACTTAGAGGAACTTATATTGCAAATATTCTTAAAGGAATTAATAAAGATAACAGACTAAGAAGTGGTTTTAATATTCATGGAACTACAAGCGGACGATTATCTAGTTCGGGTGTTCTCAATTATCAAAATATTCCTAGAGATAATAAAGATATTAAAAAAATGTTTAAAGCTCGTCATGGGTTTAAAATAGTTCAAGGAGATTTAGGAACAGCAGAAGTTTATTATGCAGCAGTTTTAAGTAATGATAAATTTTTACAAAAAGCATTTATTGATAAATTAGATTTTCATAGTTATGTTGCAAAACAAATTTTTAATCTTCCCTGTGAAGTTAAAGAAGTTAAATCTTTATTTCCAGACAAACGACAACACGCTAAAGCAATTACTTTTGGTATAATGTATCAAGCAGGACCAGCTAAAATTGCTGAAACAGCTGAAGTAACTATAACTGAAGCAAAAATGTTTATGAATAAATATTTTAAAGAAGCCAGACAATTAAAACTATTTATTGATAGTAGTAATATTTTTATTGAAAATAATTCTTATATTTATAGTTTTTTTGGAAGAAAACGTAGATTACCAGAATCTAGATCAGAAAACAAAGGCGTTGCAAAACATGCTATTAGATCTGGAGTTAATTTTTTAGTTCAAAGTGTTGCTTCAGATATTAATTTATTAGGAGTTATTGATTTAGTTAATTGGATAAAAAATATGAATATTGGAAATCAAATAATTCCTTTTACTGTTGTTCATGATTCAATAGTTTCGGAAGTTAAAGAAGAAATGATAGATACATATATTAAAAAAGTTAAACAATTTATACAACAAGAAAGAGGTTGTTCAATTGAAGGATGTCCTATTGAAATGGATTTTGAAGTAGGATCTACCTGGGGAACTCTTAAAAACTATCAAATGCAAAATGAGTAAATTTACAGGTATTAGTTTTCCTTTTTTTGGTTTAAAAGAAAAACCTTATGATATTAAATTTAGTTTAAATAATATTGAAATAAAAATTTCTTCTACTGATAATCAATGGAAAGTAGTAGACGATAAGTCATTAAGAGGAAACTATTTTTTTAGAAATGTTCAAATGTTAGGAAAAAAATATACTAAAGTTACTTTTAATTATACTTGTAGAGATATAAAAGAAATAATAAATTCAAAATGTAAATGGGGTGTAGATGATACTGCACAAATTTTTGATCTTACAACAAAAGAAAAATTTAAATTAACTTGTAAAAAAATTAAAAAAATACAAGAAAATATGATTTGGGTAGAACAAATTTCTTACCCATTTGAAATAAATACACATGAAATAAATATAAATGAAAAATATTATATAACACTTGTAAATATTGATAAATGTTGGCATCCAATTGAATTTTCTTTTTCAAAACATAATAGAGTTGCAATATATTTATGAAAATTATTTAAAAAACTATGCAAAAAATAAAAATTAAACATGCAACTATTACAGATAAAATTTATATAAAAGAATCTGATATAGAAGATGTTAATTCTTTTAAATCTGCATATACTTATCTTATAGTAGATGATATTTTATTTACATATGAACTAGATAAAGAAAAAAATATTTATGCAGTTCCTAGTAATTCATATAAAAAATTAGATTTTACAGAATATGAAGATTTAAGAAATTTTGAAGATTCTAAAAAAGAACTTACATTTAGTGGAAAGCTTAGACCAGAACAACAAAATATGGTTGATGATTTTTTTTCAATAAGTGGTAGGGTAAGGAGTGGACTTTTTCAAGCACCCTGTGGTTGGGGGAAAACTTATGTTGCATGTAATTTAATAGCAAAAGCTAATAAAAAAACATTAATTCTTGTTCATACTAAATTATTATTTAGACAATGGATTAATGAATTAAAAACTCAAATTCCTAATATAGATATAGGGACTATTGGTGATGGACTTTTTTCTATAGAAGATATAACTGTTGGTATTTATAAAAGCGTATTAAATAATATAGAAGAATTACATGATAGATTTAGTTTACTTATAGTTGATGAGGCTCATTTATGCCCCGCCGACATGTTTTCACAAGCAGTTAATTCTATTAACTGCAGAGCAAAAATTGCTGTCACAGCAACGCCAAAAAGAAAAGATGGAAAACATGTATATTTAGATGACTATTTTACAGATTTTAAATCTTATGCAAAAGATCCAAGAATTTTATTAAAGCCAAAAGTAGAAATTATATCAACAGATATTACTTTTATGGTAATAGATCCTAAACGCGATTGGAGTCGTCAAATAAATAAACTTTCTAAAAATTTAGAATACTTAAAACTAATTGCAAAAATTGCAATTGAAAAAATTTCTAATGGCAGATGCCCATTAATTTTATCAGATAGATTAAATATGTTAAAAGAACTTAATAAAATAATTCCTAATAGCGCATTAATGATTGGAGCAACTAAAGAAGAAGAAAGAAAAGAAATATTAGAAAAAATTGGAATTAAATATAAATGTATATTAAGTACAAAATTATTTGATGAAGGAGTTAGTTGTCATCGTCTTGATACATTATTTCTCACATGTCCAAGTAATAATCCTATTAAATTAGAACAAAGAATAGGTAGAATTATAAGAGAACATGAAGATAAACAAAATCCTTTAATAATAGATTTTTGGTTACGAGGACCTATTGTAAATAAACAACAAAAAATTAGATATGAATGGTATAAGTTAAAAAAATATGAAATCTAATAAAATTTATTTTAATTGGTATGAGTTAAAAAAAGATGCAGATGGACATTCTAATGGTATATTAATATTGACTTATGCTCTTTATAAAGGGTATAATAAATTAATGGCTAAAAATATAAATAGCCTATATAAAACTTTACACATAAAAAGTATTCCTGAAAAAATATTAAGGAATAGTAAGATAATAATTACAGCTGAATATAATGAAATTATATCTCACTATATATGTAAAGATGAACAAAGTTACTTTATAAATGGAGATTTTCTTACAGCAATTTGTACTACTAGAAAAAAATTAGAATATTTATTTCTATTATCAATGAGACCTGCAAATAATTTATCAGCACGGATTCCATTAAAATATCTTACAAAAGAACAAATTACTTGGACTAATCAAAATCCATTTATAAAAACCATCGAAGACAAAATAGTTTTCGTTCCAGAATTAATACGAAACAAAGGAGAAAAATAGTATGGTATCATGGGATAAAGCAAAAGGTAGTGCTGTAACTGGCACTCAACGTCGTGAAGTACAACGACTAACTCTAGATATAGGAGATAATAAACTTCGTCTTATTGGAGACGTTTTACCGCGTTATGTTTATTGGACAACAACTAATGAAGGTAAAAAAATGCCAGTAGAATGTTTGAGATTTAATCGACAAACAGAACAATTTGATGATAAACAACCCGATCCATTTAAAGAATTAGATGAATCAATATGGTCTGATAAACCTCAATTTGCATATGTATGTAATGTAATTGATAGAAGAGATAATCAAGTTAAATTATTTGATTTAAAATCTACAATTTATCGTCAAATCGTTGATTATGCCTCAAATCCAGAATATGGAAATCCTGCTGATTCAAAATCAGGATATGATATTACTGTAAAAAAAGAAAAAACAGGTCCACTTCCACAAAATGTTAAGTATACTTGTATCCCTACTCGTGCTAGTGTTTCTCTTACAAAAGAAGAACAAGAATTAGAAAAGTATGATTTAGATCGTATTTATAAACGACAAACATATGATGAGCAAAAACAATGGCTTCTCCAAAATACTGCTTATTTTGCAGGAGAAGCTGGAGACGAAGCTAATCCAATCGAAGAATCTGTAGAAGATTTAGATTAATGGTAAAACTTTCGGATATGATAATATCAGAGGAGCCTGATAAAGAGGCTCCTCAAACTTTTACTGAAACAGCGCCTATTGATGAAGATTTTTTAAAGAAACAAAATATATTTTTTGCTACTCCTTGCTATGGAGGAATGATAACAGATCAATATTTTTTAAGTATGTTTAAAACTACGCAAATAGTAACACAAATTCCTATTCCTTTTAGACTAACTACTTTAAGAAATGAGAGTCTAGTAACAAGAGCTAGAAATATATTAACAGCTATGTTTTTAGATAGTGAATCTACACATTTATTTTTTTTAGATGCAGATATTGAATGGGAACCTGATGCAATTTTACGTGCAGTATCAGCAAATAAAGATGTTGTTGCAAGTGCTTATCCTAAAAAAGCTCTTCCAA